CTTAGTAACGCCATCGCGGTCGATGTATTCTTCATCAATCACAACAATAGCAACATCACCATACATGCCTTTATAGCTAACGGTTTTACCCAGGTCTTTCACTGCTGTTTCAAGCTCTGAGTTCGAGCCACGGCGAGTATCAAGTTTGTCGTCAACTTTCTTGAACTGCTTAAATAGAGACCACGCTTTTTTATCCATAAGCGCAATATCAATGATACCGTCAGACTCTTCTGCCCATAACTCAAAGTCTGTACTTGGGTCATGATCAGCCTTATCAGCAGCATCCCATTTAGCTGCACCAGATAAAGTGATGTTGTTATCTGGATTACGCATCGTGTCGATTTCGTGAGCTGTTTCAACATTAGGACCATCAATAATGGTCTTGCCTGTCAGAACCATCTCTGCACACATTAGTTCTTCACGGTCGGTGATGGCTTCTTCTTCCATCTTAATGTTCTGCATTACCAACGCTGACTGTCGTTCTGCAGGTGTTTTTGGTTGCCCTAAGCTTTCGCCTGGTTGACGTTTTACCGTCATATTTGGGTTCACCGCATGCTTAGATTTCACATACGCTGGCATGAAGGAGGAGGTTTTAAAACCTTGCGAACGGTCTACTGCTGCGCCAATCATCGGAGAGCAGTAAGCTGCGATTTTGGTTTTGCTTGGAACGTGGTCCAAATCTACCTTTTGGGTCGTGAATGTGTATGACTCACGAAAGAAAAGGCGTTTAAAAATCTGATCACGGCGATAACCTTTTTGTACGATTGCCATGAGCAGCTGTCGAGGAGTATATAAATCCATGGTCTGTCTCTAATCTGTTTGTGAAACTAAAAACGACGAGATTACATCTCGTCGTCTACGCTGATCGGGCTACCGATAAATGCTGCACGTTTCTGTGCATCAGTTAAGCCATCCGGCCACTGAACAGCACTAATACGGAAGCAGCCTGTCTTATAAAATGGCATCAAGGTGTCACTGGCTAGTGCCTCTGCCGACTTAACAGCCATAGCAACAGCCTTACCTGCTGAACCATCCCACTTAACAAGCAAGCCCGATGCGTTTTGCATCAAAGGTGTAAGACGCACAAAGGTTTGTCCTGCCGCAGCAAAAGCGCGACCTGTTTTTAGCGGCTCATCGCCTGCCAGAAAGTCATCTGGCGTATATTCAACAACTTCAGTCATGATTTACCTTCTTAACTAGGAGCGTTAGAAACCAGCATTGCTACCGCACTGGCATCGGGATCAGTGTCATCACTACCAACTTCACTAGTCAGTGACTCACCATGTTGAGAAGCCAGCGCTTCCAAAGCAGCATCATCACGCGATGCCGCAGATTCAGGAGCTGCTTCTAGAATGTCTTTTGCAGCGTCGACTGTAATTGCTGGATTGCTGGCCAACTTGTTCGCTAAAGATTCGCGACCTTGCGCTTCTGGCAGACCAAGGATACCCATAATGCGATCACGTTCTGCACCCACCGCATCTGCTTGAACATTTCCTTGAGTCTCTTCTTGATCGCTTTCGCTCGTAGTTACCACTGCATCAGCCTCAGTAACTTCCGCCTTTTGAGGTGGTTTGTTTTTGTCAGTCATGGAAGCTCCCATATCAACAGTTGTTTTATCTTGAGCCTTTAGATGCTCAACCATTACGGCCACGGCATCTGCACCATTGACCACTTCATTAGCAAAGCCGACTTCAACAGCCGCTTTACCCTCGTAGCATTCCGCTTCTGTAGCTAAAACGTCTTTAACGTCTTTACCCATATATTCAGCGGCTTTACTAGCAAACATCATTCGAGTGTCTTCAAGCTTGGCTTGCCATTTATCTCGAACGTCTTTTGGCAATGCCTCATACGGATTGCCATCAGCTTTATGCTTGCCTGCATAAATCAAGGTCACTTCCGTACCTTGTTTTTCCAACATCTTTTCAATATTGGCGTGTGCCATAATCACACCAACACTACCTGCCATGCCTGTTTGAGTTATCAGACGATGAGAACAGGAGCTCGCTATCATTTGAGCTGCACTACAATGCATGTCGTAACCCAGTGACCAGATTGGTTTGATTTGTCGGTATCGAGCGATAATGTCAGCCAAATCGAAGCAGCCTGCCACCATTCCGCCAGGGGAATCGATATCAAGCATTACACCTCGCACTTCTGGATCTTCCATCGCTTCATTAAGCTTTCTGAGCAAACCGTCATACCCAGTCATACCGGAATATGGATGCAGAGCTCCAAGCTTATGGACTAAAGAGCCACTTACTGGAATAACAGCAACACCATCAACTACGTGATAGCTTCTTGACGATGAACGAGATTTTCTAAAACCCGACGCTTCTTGTTGCATCATGGTTGCATCCAGCTCTTTCCCATCGACATCGATCAGTTTGTCAATCACACCAAGACGATTGCCCAATGCAGAAAAGAAAACCCGGGCATAGCCGGGTTCAACTGCAAGAGGGTTATTAAACGCTTTGGTGAGTAAATGTTGAAAATTACTCATTAGGACTCTCGTTTTGGTTATCTGGAGCAAGTTGCTGAATTCTCATCCAACTAGGGTCTTTAAGACCTTTTGCTCGACGCTCTTCAATTTCAATCACTTGCTGCTCGAAGGTTTCTTGGTAATCTTTACCCATCAATGCCATTTCTTCTTCATAGGTAGATAAGTTGTTATCCAACCTCAAAACAGCTTCTTTAACTTCTTTCAGTCCATCAATAGCCATACGGCCTGAACCAATCCAATCACACTTAGTCCAAGCATGACGTCGTTCATAGAATGAATAACGCGCTTTTGCTGGCAATCGGATGTATTTACGCACCACCATTTCTTCAAAAAGAAGACCAAATATCTGGCTAGCTAAACGGTTTGCAATGATTTTTCGACGCCCCATAAAGTAACGCCAAGAATCATTGTGTGCTGCCCGAATGGTGCTGTATGACATTTGCTGATAGTTACGAGACAGCTGTGAGTAATCGACATTCAAACCAGCAGCGATATAACGCAAGATAGAGGCTTCAAGGTCTGAAAATCCGTTATCAGCATTACCTGCTGAATGGATATTGAACTTATCACCAGGGAAAAGGTGCGGAGCTTTAACACCATTAAACTTAATGTCTAAACCGTCATAGTAGTCACCCATAGAGAAAAGCATTTTCTCTACAGAACCACCTGATTGCGATTGCGCACCGTACAGATATTGCATAGCTTCTTCAGAGCCCAACTCTGATTCAATGCTCACAGCGTACATTGCATTAACAATGGCGCGTTGCAATGTCGTATTCTGTAATGTATCGAGCATTTTCAACTGCTCTAAACACGATGCGAAACGGTTAACGCCTCGCGTCTGACCGCCCTCGACTGGCTCAAAAATATGGATAAAGCCAAGGCGACCATTTCTTGTGTATTTCGGAATTTTCTTCCAAGTTCGACCTAAGCCGAAATGATCACCGCCTTCTGCAACATGAAAGAACGCTGATGCGCCATGTCTATCAAAGCTAATGCCGCCTTTAAGGTCTTTTGTGTCCATGGCCCCATTTGGGTTACTAACACGGCGAGGCGCCACTAATCGAATCGCAGTAGAGAAAGGTGAACCAACACGGCTAATCCATTCAGGCTTTGCCATGATGTCACCTGAATATGCGTGAGTTTCTATCGACTCTCGCATAATCATGGTAAATGTACGTTTCTGTTCGGCATCAATAAAGCAATTGGGGTCTTCCGCTATATCACGGAAAATAGCCTCTACTTCTCGAACAAAACCCTTGTCCGGTTTGACACCCAACAAATGCCAGTTTGGCTTATAACTCAGTCGATATTCCGAACCAATGATGTGATCTTTATGGATTTGCATGCCATTAGCAGCAATACCGTTATTTCGAACAACATCATCAGTTCTGGCGTTCACCTTGCTCATTATTGGAAGCAAAGCTGCATCCACTGATTGAGACGGCACGTTCCAGTTACGCATTTGACCGCCAAAACCAGCACCGCCTGCTTGAAACACAGACTTTCTGAGCGGTGTTACACCATCCGCAGCAACAAGAACGTTATCACTCATTAGAAACATACTCCTGCAGGTGGACGGCGACGGTGATTTCGATAGCCAAGCTGGCCTCTCAACTCATCAATATAAGCGCGAAGCTTATCTATATTGGCTCTATTGAAGTCCACTTGACGACCATCTTTGGTCACCGAAACAGCCATAGTGCCTGTTTGCAAGGCATGATAGGCTGCTTCTGCTTCATTCAATTTTTCTTGTAAGGTCATCATCCACCCTTCATCCGTTGTGCCAGGTCTTTCAAGCTGCGCTTGGGTTCAGGCTTTGCTTCAATGACTACTGGCTCATTCAGTTCTAAACCAAATTTTTCAATCAATATCCGTAATGCGGCATGAGCATAGTTCCAACCATCCAACGCTTCATCAAATGGGTGAAATTGCTTTATCCACCGCCAAACACGACGACCATTTCTGATCTCTTGTTTTTTAGTGGCAGAACAAAGCTGTTTGAAAAATTCATCACCGGCTATCTTGTCATCCACAGGAAAGTGAACACAGCTTGGCGTAGGTCCATCTGATTTAGGTGCAATACCCAGCCTTCCATAAAGCAAAGCTTTGGAGTTGTCGGTACCAACCGTTGTCAGATACACCTTTTTTTGGTTTTTCTTGCGAGGAAAACTTTGAATTGGTTTGCCATATTGGTTTGCACCTTGAATAGGAATAACCCACATAACGCCATGTCTACGACTCATCTCGTACACATCATCAGTTTTGTGTCCCATCGCATCCCAGCACCACAAACGAACATCCATTATTTCGCCATTACTTTTTCGATACTGGTTATAAAGTTTCTTACCAACTGCTTCCTTCATGGTTTCATTGGAGAGGTCACCAACAAGCACAATATGATCAACTAGCCAGCACTCTTCAAAAGCCCCCCAAGCCCATATGTACAGTTCGACTCGGTCATCCTGAGTATCAATACCGCCTGTTAGGACTACTGCTCTATTAGGTACCGGATTCTTTGTCCTATCGCCTTGCCACCAAATTTCACGGCGACCATGAAGAACTTCCCAATCCAGCTTGTCTCTATATTCCCCTTCCCACAATTCACCAAGGATCAAGTTGATAAATGTTTTTAACTTTGATGGGTCATGTTTCTTGTTTAAGAACTCGCGAACTAACCCCACCCAACCGTCTGTCATTTTGGTGTTGTAAGCGGCCCAGCAATGGATGCCGACACTTACTGGTGTTGGTGCAGGGTTATTATCAATATCGAAAAAAGACAAGCCATCTTTAGTCCAGGTAAAGTCTTCTGCTATCCAACGTCCATTTTCTTCCATCGACTTTAAATGACGATAAAGAATCGGCTCATCACAGTTATGACAAGCG